CTTACGTTTATCGCACCGGCATAGACCAGCAAACTCTAGCCACGATCTACACGGCGATGGATGTTCTACTTGCTACCTCATACGGCGAGGGCTTTGGTATTCCTACTGTGGAAGCGCAAGCCTGTGGCACACCTGTAATCATTAGCGACTTTGCAGCTTCAACTGAACTACTAGGTGACGGCTGGTTAATTGACGGGCAACCGCTTTGGGATGCACCGCAAGCTAGTTGGTTTCACATGCCTAGCGTTCCTGCAATCGTGGATGCACTAGAGCAGGCTTATCAGCGTGGCAGGGGCAGGTCAGAAAAGGCTCAAGAGTTTGCAAAGGCGTATAACGCAGATACGGTCTTTGAGCAGCATTGGAAGCCAGCCCTAGCCGTGTTAGACACCAAAGCCTATAAGCGACTCTAAGCATGAAAATTGGCTGGTACACGCATCACATAGAGAACGTGCCTAACGTGGCTGAGAATGGCTCTGTGAGTCTTACAGGGCTATTCACGGGGCAGTTCGCAGGTGGGGCTGAAATGTCAGACTATGAATACCGCTTGCAAGCACCTCTGGGTTACGAGATCGAGATTGTCACGCCATACACATTTGATACACATGACATACACCAGTTCGATTCAGTCGTGGTTACAGGCACAGATTTATTTACAGATGAGCAGTTATACGAATTAAGCAAGCATGACCCGTTCGTATTTGTGCATCACTTACAAACGCCACGCGCTGGACTTAACTCACTGATTCGTGGCTCTCGCTTATTCGTAACTCATACCCCGGCACACATGCGCAAGGAACTATCGTGGACTAAACCACGCAAGACCGCGCAGGTTCTAAGCTACTTCGACACCAGTAAGTGCTATGACCACATGGACAAGCAACCGTTTGCTTTATGGGCTGCCAGAAGTCACCCATTAAAAGGTCAGCTACGCGCTCATGCTTGGGCAGCGCAGGCAGGCTATGAGTTCAAAGCTCTGACAGATGTACCGCGTGAACAAGTATTAGATGCAATGGCTAGGTGCGAGTGGTTTGTTCATTTGCCTTTAGCCTTTGAGTCAGAGTGTCGCGCAGTTATGGAAGCAGTGCTTTCAGGTTGCAGGATTCATACGAACGAGAACGTAGGAATAACTAGCGTTGAAGATTGGCACGATGCAGATGCACTGCGCCACATGATAGATAAGGCAGGCGATACATTTTGGAAACTGGTGCAGCAATGAGAATGCTTACAATCATTCCGACAAGAGGGCGCAACGATAACGCCATCAGATTATTTGAAGCAATCAACGCAACGGCAGACTTTACAGAGGTTATCTTTGCCATAGATGCAGATGACGTTAAAACTTACAACGGTCTTATGGCAGAAACTGCTGGGCTTGATAACGTCAAGGTCTGCATTGCAGATCGTATGGGTATGAACGGCACACTTAACCACTGGGCTTTGTGGTTTGCACCTGACTATGACTACATCTGTTTCATGGGTGATGATCACCTACCGCGCACAGGTGGATGGGATACAAAACTTGCAGAAGCTATTGGGGACAAGCCGGGCATTGCCTACGGTAACGATTTACTGCAAGGCGAGAACTTGCCAACTGCCGTAGTCATGTCTAGCAAGATCATTAGGGCTACGGGTTTTATGTCACCACCAGCACTAAAGCATTTGTTCCTAGATAACTATTGGCTTGCAATGGGTCACGCTTTAGAGAACGTGAACTACTTGCCAGATGTAATCCTTGAACATTTGCACTACACAAACGGCAAGGCAGCGCATGACGATAGATACGCAGCTGTAAATAATCCTGAAATGCACAACGGCGATCAGGCTATCTTTGCTGAATACCTAGCCACAGAATTTGCTAATGACGTTGAGAACGTAAAGGCTTGGTAATGATTACCAGACTTAGACCTAAGTGGTCTGATGCTGAACTAGCCAAAATCTACGCAACACCGCATGAACATCACCATTGGCACGATCACGTTATTAGAGTCCTTAAGACTTTAGAAATAGCACAAGGCATTGAGGGCGTTAAAAGCGCGGCTGATCTATCTGCTGGGGATGCGTTCATAATAAACGGGCTAGAACTAGATAAGACTTACATTGGGGACTTCGCGCCTAAGTATGAATTTACCGGCGCAATAGACAAAACCATTGAGCAGATATCTGACGTGGACTTGTTTATTTGTTCAGAAACTTTGGAGCATCTAGATAACCCTGTTGATGTGTTAAAGCAAATACGGGCAAAGACCAAATACCTTTTACTGACTACGCCACACGCAAAATGGGATGACGTAAATCAAGAACATTATTGGGCATGGGATAAAGACGGCGTTGCAGAACTACTTGCAGAAGCAGGATTTGAAACGGTAAGTTTTGAGTTGCTAGAACTAGCTGATCAGTATTACTACGACTACCAGATTTGGGTTTGCAAATGAAAATACTTATTACAGGCCACAAGGGATTTGTTGGGCGCAACTTTGTTAAGGCTTTGCCAGATAGCGACATAACAGGGATTGACTTAAAAGACGGCAACGACTGCCGAGACTTCTTCAAAAGCAATACAGACCAGTTCGATCTAGTCATTCACTTAGCAGCCATTGTTGGTGGTCGCGCAACTATCGAAGGTGAGCCGTTAAGCGTTGCCACAGATTTATCCATAGATGCAGAGTTCTTTAACTGGGTGGAGCGCACTAAGCCTAAAAACATGGTGTACTTCTCTAGCTCTGCTGCTTACCCAATAGACCTGCAAACCACATACCGCCGTCACCGATTAGATGAGTGGGACTTAAACCTAGATGCCGTTAGGAATCCTGACCTGACTTATGGCTGGGCGAAACTCACTGGGGAATACTTAGCGCAGTTTGTAACTGACTCCAACGTGTTCATCTTTAGACCGTTCTCTGGCTATGGCTCAGATCAAGATGCTGACTACCCGTTTCCTAGTTTCATTGACCGCGCTCTAGCCAAGGCAGACCCGTTCGACATTTGGGGCGATGGTGAGCAAGTGCGCGACTTCATACACATAGAGGACATAGTGCAGGCTGTGCTTTGGCATGTACAGACTGGGTACACAGGAACATTCAATCTGTGTTCAGGGCAAGCCACTAGCTTTAATGACCTTGCTGAAATGGTCTGTCAGGAAGCAGGCTACAAGCCTGTGTTTAATCACATTCAAACCGCGCCTGTTGGTGTGCAGTATCGAGTAGGCACACAACATTTATCGCATCAGTATTTCATTCCTAAGATCACCTTGCGTGAGGGAATCCGTAGGGCATTAGCAGAACGCAAGTAGAATAGTTAAGACTTAGGAGTTACATGGCAATCACAAATGGCTACGCCTCACTTAACCAAGTAAAGGCTGCATTACGCATTAGCGATACTGTTGATGATTCTTTGCTAGAGATGGCTATTGAATCAGCATCACGGGCAATAGATGGACACGCTGCCCGGTACTTCTACTCATCTGGAACTGCTACGCGGTTATACGCAGCAGATGATTCTTTTATTGTGCAGACTGATGACATTTCAGGAACTGCAATAACTTTGCAAACTTCATCCGCAGGCGATGGTGTCTTTGATACAACGTGGTCACCTATTGACTATCAGCTAGAGCCACTAAACGGAAACGTAGACGGGCTTGCTGTTCCATTCACTCGCATTCGCGCTGTTGAGAATTACTTGTTCCCAGTAGAAGTTGAGCAGGCTCTTGTTAAAGTAACCGCAGTCTTTGGCTGGGCATCTGTGCCAATCTCAATTACACAGGCTTGCATCATTCAGAGCAGCCGTATCTTTAAGCGTTTAGATTCACCACTTGGTATTGCTGGATTCGGTGACATGGGCGCAATGCGCGTTAGCCGTTATTTAGACCCAGACGTAGAGCAACTGGTTGCGCCTTATCGCCGGGTTAGGAACTTTGCGTAATGGCTTCCATTTCAGAGCTACGCGCTGGGATTAAAACCAACCTAGCCACGATCTCAGGGCTACGAGTTTCAGACTTTCAACCTGACAACATCAATCCACCTGTTGCCATTGTCTTTCCAATCAGCGTTAATTATGACGATACTTTTCAGCGTGGGATGCAGACCTACACATTCTCAGTTCAGATCATTGTG